ATAAAAGCATCGGGGTCGGTAGCCGCCTCATTAGCCGCTGCGGTTATTTCAGCATTGGTAGGTGTCTCTGATTTACCCCGCTCTTGTTCTGCTGTTGCATTTTGGTCTACACTGGCATCATTGCTTTGGCTTGGTAGGTTCGTGGCTTTCTCACTGGCACGCTCTTGAGAGGGTTCAGCAAACGAGGAACGATTGCCAGCATCGTTAGAAGCCTTAGCCTCGGCTTCCCAAAGCAAGCTCCATCCACTCTTGCCGCCTTGTCGTGACGTGTACGCCGTTTTTACTGTGTAAAAATCCTCGCCACCATTTTCTTCGGGCTGCAATTCCACAAATAAAATTCGGTTATTCCCTGTAGATTGAATTGCCACAAGCTGGCGTGTTTTTTCGGGCTTCCAAACCTGATCAATGTTGCTTGCAATTTCACGGACAAAGCTTTCAATACTATCAAAGCCTGCTTGCTTAATTTCTTCACCATGTCGAAGTTCAATGTGCTTACGTCCAAACTTCTCATCGCCCTCTTGCAAGCGAATTTTCCCAGCCTGACGCCCCGCCGCTTTAGCCATCTCTGGCGTAATTTCACCAAAATCCATTTCCCCGTCTTTGGTTTTAATAAAAGCATCGGGGTCGGTAGCCGCCTCATTGGCGGCTTGGTCAATAGCAAACATATCACCCATGCCGCTTAGCTGGGCTTCGCCGCTTTGGCCAAGCTCAAAATTATCTAAGGTGGCGTCTGCTTGTTGTTTGTCGTTGGCCTTTTCTTGTTTGTTTTTGGCTTCAGCATCCTGCTCGGCTTGTTCTGCTTTGGCTTCGTTTTCAGCCTGCTTAATGCGCTCAGCCTGTTCGGACAGCTCGGCTTCGGTCTGGGTGGTTAGGTCAAAGTCTTGATTAAAGTCAGAACTAAAATCATCCTGAATTTCAGTTGAGCGCAGTTTAGGTACGTTGCGCATTTCGATTTGAGCGATTAGCGCACTCAGTTCTTTATATTGTTTGGGGTCGATACCAAGCTGTCGCGCACGCTTGGCGGCGGCAATGTAATTTCTGCGCCAAGGCTCGGTTTTTACTTCTTGCTGATTGGTGCTGGCTGGCTCTGGCTGAGCTGTTTCAATTGGTTTGCCACCTGCTGTTCTTCCGCTGTGCGTGGTTGGTTGTTCAACATTGAGCGCATGAGACTCTGCCCGTCCTTGCTGCCCCAAATTTCCCTGCCCGCTTCCGTCAGTGTTTTGTTCTCGCTCATCAATTTGTACTCCGTTAAAGGCTAAATTCATCAGTTGCGAAACGCTTGGCTTTTTTACTTCGCCAAAAAGGTCTACCCCACCCTTCATGGATTCAGCATAAGCGATAGCAGCCAAATTTTTCAGCTTTTCCGCCATGTTTTTTGCACTGTTGATATTCGCTGCCATCATTTCAAGCAATGGCTGAATAGCGGGATTACGGCCAAAATCATTTTGGGCAATGTAATCTTTAAGTTTTGCGCCAGAACGGCGGGCGTTTACGGCAACGCTAGCGGCTTCCGACACCAAAGCACGAATATCAAACTCCCCCGCACCATCCAGCTTGCTCATGGCTGGTGCCGCTTGCATTAGGGCATGAACGATATTGCGAGACTCATCGGTAATTGCCTGAGCCTGAACACGGGTTAGCTCATCATTACCATAGGCTTGTTGAAATATCGCCGCTTCCATGCGGGCGCGCGCTTGCTTGCTGGGTAGCTTGCCATCCATCAATGCAGAGCGGTCGGATATTGGCATTCCAGCAATAAAACCTTGCAATGATTTATCGGTTATATTGTCTTCGTCAAATTCAAGACTGCTCAAATCAATGCGGCGCGCATCGGTTTTGGCCTGCTCAATAGCACCCAGCGTTGCCTGATTAGCGATATTGGATTCATCGCCAATGTTCTCTGTCACATCACTGCTTTGCATCAAGCGCACCAGAATAGGCTCATTCATGCCTCGAATAACATCAGGGTCGATGCCGTGCAGGTCATCATTGAGCATGCTGTTCAGGTAGCTTTCGGTCGTTCCTTTTCGCCAACCTTCAATCAATCCAGCGGATCGGCCATTTCCCGCAATGGCGCGCAGTTTGCCAGCTTGTCCCGTGCTGTATTCAGGAATGCTTGCGCCGCTTGCTGTATTGCTCGGCAGTATCTGTTGCGCTTCCACTACGGCGTATTTCACGGGTATTTGCCGCCCCTGCGCGGTCACGCTTACATCACTGCGCCCAATTTGTTGCTCTGGCAGGACTTCGCTTTCTTCTAAAACGGGTGCGCCATTACCGAAATCGCGCGACACGCCCGCACGAAAGTAATCAGGCGCAGCGGAAATGGCGCTCACTTGCTCAATGGATGCCGCACTACTGCGATCACGGTTTTGCAGCACGGGCAAGGATGAATCTGTTGCTTTCTGATTCGGGTCTGTCCAGCGCTGCCCTTGCTGCTCGCTCAAGCTTGCAACGAGCAAATCTTTATCTCCTTGATCCAGCTTTTCCCAATTGCGACTTGCTGCGTTTTTTGCCAAAATTCCGCGTTTTTTTAATGTGCTAACTGCTGCGTTATTGCGTTCATAGCTGTTCATCCCATCCCAAATAGATTGGGCAACCTGCTCTGGTGACTGGCTGTTGGCTTGTGTTGTGGCTTGGTTTTGTTGTGGCTTGGCGTCCGCACCACGCAAAGGACGCCCATCAATACCTGACAAATCAAAGCGTTCTTTGCGGCTCGCGGCAGCTTCGCCGCTTGTTGGCATGGCGTTACCGTCTGAATCCACTTCATAAACAGGGGCGCGACCGCGCCATTTGTCGTTAAACTCAATCTGTTTGCTTTGACTGGCTGGCACATCAAGATCAGTGCCATTTGCATAATTCACATTCCCGTAAGCATCCACGCCATAGGTGTTGCCATCTGGGTTTTTCTGCTCATAACCAAGGCCGCCATCATAAGGAATGGCCTCACCTTCAAGCACTGGGCTATTTAATAACGCTGCGCCACCATTTACCGCCACGCTGGCCGCCTCGGATAAACTACCGTCATCAGGGTTTAAGCCAGCTTGCTCTGCGCGGGTTGGCTGGTAAGGGCGCTCTGTTGCAAATTCAGGGCTGAGTGCGTAATCCTGTACTGGCTGAGTGATTGCACTTCCGCCGCTATTAAACGGCTCGCTCTCTGCTGAATTGGCAACCACACCCTGATCTTGCAGCTCTGGATCACCATTTGATTGATTGCGACTCATCGCCGCGCCAGCGCCTGAAGTGAGGCCGCCAATCATGCCGCCTGTTAGTGCTCCAAGCACCGCATTACCCTCGATACCCTCATCCCAATCTTTGCCCAGTGCGATATTTTGCAACGCGGTTTCAGTAATGGTTTGTGGTAATTCTTCCAGTAAACCTTCGCTGATCGCACCCTTAATCATCGAGCTAGGAATGGATTTTGGTGGCATGGCTGACAAGCTTTTAGCTATGTCGGTCGGCTTCATGCCATTGGCAAGCAAGGTATCCACGTCCGCCGATCCCGCCGATTTAGCAAGACTATTACCTGCCAAGCTAAACAGCCAGCCAGCCACACCAGTCAGTCCGGCAAGCCCTGTTTGTTCGGGTGTTAATAATCGGTCTTCGGTGTTGCTGCGGATTTCCTCGGCGGCTTGGCCAGCCATCATGTAGCCCTCGCCAAGCGCACCTGCCGCTTCGCCACTCATGGATTTACCGCCAACGGCTCGGCCAATCTTTGCGCCAGCAATCATGCTTGGGATGGATTCGGCGGCGGTATTAACCAGTAAGGATGGGTTTGAAATGGCATAACCCGCTTTGTCCAAGATTTTACCCATTCGGGTGTCTTCATCGCTGCCAGCTTGTTCAAACTCTTCACGCTTGGTTTTCAGTGCATCCGTGTGCTGCTTATCAAAATAAGCTTGCGCTTGGTCGCCAAAGTTAAGCCCCTTGTCTTCAAGAAACTTCCCGCCTTTGCCGCCAGTTAATAAAGCATCAGGCATGGCCATTATTGCCCCAGGCAAAGAAGCCGCACCCTTGGCCAAAGAAAGCCCAATGTCTTTAGTCAGACCAAGCCCTGTAGTTTTAGGTGGCTCATAGGGTTTTGCGGTGCTTGGGTCGAATTTGGTTTTGTCTGTACTTAAAAGCGTTGCTGTTTTTTCGTCAAAATTGCTGTTCATAATTCGCCCTATTAAACCTGCTTGCCATCTTTGTATTCTTGCTTGTTGCCGTTCGCGTCGATGTAAATGCCGTCTTTAAAAGCTGGCTGCTTCTGCTGCTCGCCAATAACCTCACCGCTTCGTGTATCAAATACGCGCTGTGGCATGGATTGAAGTGCATTGGCTTCTTTGCTCCACTCTTGCCCGCCACCGATCACCAAATAATTATCTTTCGGGCTTAATCCCTTGCCTGATAGCTGGCTAATCATGGTTGCAATTTTGCTTCGTTCTTCAGGTGTTTTTGCAGTCTCAAACTGCTTATAGAGGTTGTTAATTCGCTTCGAGCTTTCCAGTCCGACAGCGGCATTATTTTCCCGCATCGCCAAATCACGCTCTGCAATCTCGTTTGCGGCAGCGGCATTCTCGGCGGCGGCCTCGTGCGCAGCAGCATTTGCTTTTTGTAGCTGCTGCTGCCCGTACATTTGCCGCTGGCTGGATTTGTAATCTGTCTTAATATCGCGCGGGCGCTCGGTGGCAATCCGTTTGAAAGTGCGCTCGTCACGCTCTGCTTGGCGGGTGTCTTCGATAAAGAAAACTTTATCGCGCTTAGGCTGTGGCGCTCTGGCATCAACAGCTCCTGCTCGCTCCAGTGCAGCCCAGTCTCCATTTTGTGCCGCTGCTTTAAACGCCGCCGCGCGCCGTTCATCTAATGCTGGGTCTAGCCCCATTACGGCACTAGCGGGCATGGTGTTCATGGCTTTTGGGTCAAAGCCCGCGAGAGAGCTATTGTCGTAAAACGGCACGCCATCAACCAAGCGGTAGTTTGCAGCCAATCCTTTTTTATTCAGGGGATTATTAGGCTCAAAGTTGCCCTGCTGGGCTTCAGTGTTTGTTGCGCCGCCCGCTGCGTTGAGCGGTTGGCTTTTGACTGGCTCTGGGTCTGTTGCGGTAATGGCCATGCCTACGGGCCATCCAACGCCCGCGCCTGTTGCGCCCGCCACAAGCTGGCCTTTGTTGGTGCTGAGTGCCTTTTCTACTACATCGCCCTTGTATTTGCCGCGCGTTATTACTCGCCCGACTGTATCCAACACCTTACCGACAACGAGCGCGGCTTTGTGAGCGCCATACGCCCCACCAATAGCGGCGGGAATGGTGGCATCACTAAACGCCTGTTCACCACTTTCAGCTTTTTCTTGCTTGTCTGCGTAAAGTCTGCCTGCGAGGCCGCCCGTCATACTGTCAGCCAAGTCTGACGCATACCCCAGTGCGCTAAGTCCGACCGCTTTTAAACCTTCCGTGCCATCGTATTTAAGAGGCTCTAGGCCAAAGCGTTTTGTGTAATTATCAAGCGCGCCGTCATCAGAGTTGCGCGCATCCAATAAAGACCCGAAAGCATAAGCCCCTTTCAAAAGCCCACCCAATCCAACACCTTTAACTTTACTTATAACCTCACTTAGCGGTCCTTTTTTTTCTGGCTCGATTTTCTGCCCCCATTCGGGTTGGTTTTTAAGGCTTTCTCGATAGGCGGCACTGTCCGCCCTTGCTCGTGCGCGCGCTTGATCTGCGGCGCTGTAATTTTGGCCATAGTTGTTAAAGGCGTTGTTGCTGCCAGTGCTTGCGCCCGTTGCGCCAGATGATGGTTTATTTGCTTCGGTGTTAGGGCCGTTTAATGCCTGCTTTTTATTGGCGTCATCCTCTGGATCCACCAGTCCACCATTAGCAAACGACAATCCTTTGCCAGCTTTTTTGTTAATGGGCTGGTGAGTGGCTTCGCGCATACCTTCCAGCGTTTTCAGGCCAAGCTGATAAATTTGCTCAGGGGTAAAATGAAACTCGCCATTGGAAAGATTAACGTCTACCCTTTTACCCGATTTTACGAGCTGCTCAGGCATCAGTTTCTTAGTTGAATCAGCAGGAAGAATGAACGAGCCTGCTTCTACTTTCGCAGGAATATCATCGCTTGTTCCCGTGCCTTTGCCGCGCACCAGTCCACCGTCTGCATAATTTGCGGCTTCTTCAATTTGGCGGCGGCGGTCTACCAGTGCCTGCGCTGCCTTGCTTGCCATGCCAGAGCCAAGGGTGCTAGGGGTTGGCTTATCTTGCTTTGGCTGTTCTTTTGGTTGCGCTTGTTGTTGCGGGGTTTTGTTGCTAAAACTAAAGCCAAACATGGCATTCTCCAGAATATAGGCGGCGTGCTATATTCAAACTCATGCTTAGCCAAGCTTCTAACTCTACAGGGGAAAGGGAATTAAATGAGAACGCACTATAATAACTTGCGCGTACCAGAAAACGCCGATAGCGAAACAATAAAGGTCGCCTATAAGCAATTAGTGCAAAAGTGGCACCCAGACAAACACTCAGCAGACGCAGAAAAGCGCAAAGCAGAGCGAGTATTTTCTATTATTACTTCGGCTTACGAAGTGCTATCCGACGAATACCGCCGCAAAGAGTATGACCGCTATTTACTTTCAGAGCGCATGCACTACGCCACCACGCCCAAAGACATTATTAAGCATGACCACAAAGCAAAGCCCGCTGTACTGCTTTTAGGAAGCTTCAGCCTGAAAAGCATCCTTAGTCGCATGACGCCTGAAATTACCGAAGCCGTCACGCTTATAGCCATGCTGCTTGCTATTGTTGTAGGTGGGCTTGTTTCAGGCGGATCGCTCGCCATGATTGAAGGAATTGCTCCGCTAATTATCGCGGCGCTAATTATAATTGGCCTACTAGCCGCCAAGTTTTTTTACAGCAAAGCGACCGCCAAAAAATACAAGCCAGAAAAGCCGCTACCTCCGCCGCCTACAGGAGTGCGTAAAGGAATTGGCGACTTTGTTGCCTTATTTGGCTGCACCATGCTCGGCATAGCTGCCTTGCGTTATATTGGCCTTGGCTGGCTTATCAACGACCTGCTGGCTATAGCCGCCAAACTCGTTTCGCCAATCGCCCCCTATGCGTGGTACATCATTGGCGTGTTTGCCCTCATGGCGCTGCTTGGCTACCTCATCCCAGAACGTGAAAAGGAAAAAAGCGGGCAATAGCGCCCGCGTCTTTGTTACCTATCACCGTAACTATAGGTTGTGGATGTTGAGTTGCTTATGCTTTCTGTGCTGCTAGCCGAACCCGATCCGCCAATGCTAGCAGAAACGTGCGCCGCGCTCATTGCGCCAGCGGCAAGCTGGGCGGTGAATTGCCCCACGGCCTTAGCGCCTTCCAAAGCTATGTTTGTCTTTGTTGTGCTGGCTTGAACCTTCGCAGTGTACTCGCTCATTTTCATTTGCGAATACGCCATTGACGTTCTAGCCTGCGCCTCAGCAAACCGCCCAGCCGCATCATTCACACTTATTTCTGTCGATACTTTTGCCTTCCACGCCTCTATCTGAGTTTGAAAGGCTCTTATTGCTGCTTCTGACTGGCTAACCTGCGCTTGTAGTTTGGCCTTGTGCAAATCCACGTTAGAGGCAAACTCGGTTATTCTAACCTTGGCTGCCTCCATTTTTAGCTGGCTTTCTCGTATTTTAACGTCTGCCTTGCTGGATAGCGCCTGAATGGTTGAAGCGTAGGCGCGGGCTTGGGAATCAAACATGCCAGCCTTGGCCTGCTCGCCCTTAATGTAGCTCTCGTAAGCATCGAGTTTTGATTTCTCAGCGCCAAGCTGCTCGCCGTATGCCTGAATGTCAGCCCGATAGGCGTCAAACAGGTTTTTTACAGCCTCCGCCCGCACTTGAGCGCCCTGCATTTCAGATTTAAATACCTCAATCTTAGATTGCACAGCACCAAGCTTGGCCTTAAATACTTCGACCTTTTGACTGTTTATTTGACCAATCGCCGCCTGCCCATCAATCGCCGCCTTGTATGCGGTTATTTTGGAAAGAGCTGCTTCCAGTTTTATTTTGAAGGTTTCAATAATGGCGTTATAGCCAGCCGATTTTGCATTAAAAAGGCCAATCTGCGCATTAAAGACATTTATTTGAGCCTCCGCCTGAAATTTAGCTGCTTCAAACAATCGGTTGACCGTGTTGCTAAACAGGTTTTGCGTTAGTTGCTCCAGTGCCATGCCCTGCTGTACAGCAAAGCGCATGCCGTCTATTTCCCACTGCGCCGCCTGTATAAAAATCTCCCTGTTGGTGTCCGCCATTTTCGCCATGCCGCTTTCTTTGATTTTCCTTAGCTGCTTCTCCATTGCTCCTTGCGGCATGCTAAACCCACGCGAAGCCCATGCGGTAATAACCTCACTGCTTGCCCCGACAATCTCGCCTTGCTGCCTGTCTTTTACGCGAGAAAAAAGGGCGTCTTCTACCGCCTTGGGGATGCCCGTTCCGCTTGTCATCATGGCGCTGAGCTTGGCTTTTAATTCATCCAAGTTTTCTGAGCGATATTCAGGCTCAGTCCAGTTAATAAAAACACTTGGCACGGTTATATCGTCGGCGCTTGGCGGGTTGCCGTTAAAGTCTGGCAGAGTGGGAAAAACAAATTCAGGCAAGTTTATTTGGTTAAGCGCCTCCATTTCAGGGATGACAATGATTGGCGCGTCAGGCATGGGTATGTTGGTGTCAACATTAGGCCGACTTGGCGCGGCAATTTGATTTATCGCTGGCGCTGCTGGAATGCTGATAGTTGGCATAATGGGCGCATCAGGGATAGCGCCAAGGTCTATATCAATAGCGCCAAGCAGGCTTGATATATCCACCTCATTTGGCGCGCGGGGCAAGGCTAGCGCTGGGATATTGATTGTTGGTATCTCGCCAATCTTTACACTGCTGCTCGGCAGTTCTGGTACTGGCAAGGATTGCGGGGCATCAATGTTGTCTGGCTTTATTTCGCTTATTTTTGCCAGCGCTCCGCTTAACTCCCTGTTATATCGGTCTGCCATATTATCAAGCTTTGTCATTTGGCTATTAACGGCACTAATCGCCTCGCCTAAAATACTGTCTGGTGCAATTGCCATTATATTCTCCGCTTGGATTCTGCTGTTTCAATGTTAAGGCTATTAACAAGCCCGCTCTTTGCGGTAATGGTCAGGCTTAGCGCTATTTTTTTAGCCCGCAGCCCTCGCCCAAAAATAAACCGCCCAGAAGCATATTCAGACTCAAGCCTACCGCTAAGTGGGTAGTGGTAGGTTTCTGGTGTGTCGCTCTGCCTTGTTGTTAGTGCAAGGCTTGCTGCCATCCCGCCATTAAGCGAGTAATCCATCAAAGCGGAAACAGGGTGTGTTTTTTGGTCGCCTGTTATTTGGATTTGGTCGGTTTCGAGCTTAGCGCTGATTAGCTCGCTGGATTCTTTGCCGATCTCGCTAATGCCTGATTTCGTGATGGCCAATAATCGACCATTGACCACGACCAACTGTTCGCACTCGATGCCTGTGTATGTGCTCATGGCCCAGTTGTCGGTGTTGGCCGTCCAAACCATAGTAGGGCGCTGCTCAATAGCAGCTCCGCCAGCATGCGCGGATTCATCTACCAAAGTAACGGCATTCACGCGCCCAGTGATTGAGCTACTAACTTTAACAAAATCAATAGTTAATTTAACTGTAGCGCTATTTTCGATAATGAGACTCGCCGCACTAAGCGACTCTGTTATTAGCGCACCACACTTCGCCTTATCCGCCACTGAGCTTGATGCAATGGCGGCATCTTCAGTAAGTCCAGAGCTGACAGAAAAAACAGCGCTGGCCACCTTTGCGCGCTCGTCCAAGGCGTTTGGCCTTACCTTTTGATAAACGATACTTACAGATGTCGTTGCCACGTCTTCCAGCATGGCTCTTGTTGCCGTATCCAGCACACCGCCGCCAGCCTGTGCTAATTCATGGACGGTTTGTGCCGTGCCGTGATAATGCCGATCAGACAAGGCCGCCTTTGCTGTTAAAAAATCGCTCCGCTTCTTGTGATCTAAAACAGAGCTGTGTGTCGTCGCCTGCTCAGCAATTAGCGTTCTGGCATTATCAGTAATCGTGTCAATGGCAATAGCGGATTCACTAACCAAAAACAACAGCCCAGAAAAAACAACAGCCGCAGCGCGCGCGGCTTCTTCGGTTGTTTTACGCAGGCCGAGCCAAGTTTTCCCGCTCGCCGTAGCGGTATCTTGCATATCGTCTCGATAACTAGCCATTTACAACCCCTATCAAATGATGCGATGCCGAACCGTCTGCCACGGCGCACTCTCCAAACCGTTTGCGTCCGCGTCCCGTGGCGATACTGGCAAAAAACGCCACGCCCGCTCTATTTTCCATTCCAGTAATGCCGTTAAGAACCATGCCGTTTTCATCAGGGTAAAAGTAAAAAAATTCCTCATACGGTTTTTTTTCATCAACCCTGTTCGGCCCCTTTGCAGCTATCAGGTAGTTTTTATGGATTTCCTCTCCGACTGGCGTTGTGCGCTCGGTCGAGTATTCACGATAACTCGGCCTTTGTGGTAGATAGTGTGACGCACCGCCAATGCCGCCATACCATTCATCGGTATATGGATAGTTTTCAACAAGGTTTGTTATATCTGTTCCTTCGCCCATCCACGGCCCGCTATCAGCGAAATCAGAACATCCGCCAGACTCACCCTTAAAATGCTTTTCCACCATAAATGGGAATGGTGAAGGGTCTACACCTATCTGGTATGAATCCATCCAAGACTCCCAATAAACCCACCGACTGCTCCAGTCATACCACCAAGCACCATAATAGTTTGGGTCTTGGTGCCAAAGCCTTACACCAGTCTCGGTTTCTTTAATGCTTTTCTTGCTCTTGGTTGAACCAAACAAAGAGGCAGCACGCATGTAAAACGGCACGCAACTATAAACGCTTTTGCTTTCATTGGAGTAGGTTTTGACGTTGGTAACACGGCTAAAATAGCGCCGCCTATTAAGCTCAAAGTGCATTGAGAAAACACTGCCAATTTGCCTAATCTCTGGCGCTTCAGGATAGCCAAGGTCTTCGCCTTTAATTTTTGTTATCTTGTAGCTTTCCGCAATTTCTTCGCGCTCGTCATAGTCGGTTGTATACAGGTTGGTGGCGATATAAGACGGGCTTGTGCGCTCGGTCTGTTCCCACTGGCCTACCGTCATACAGTCCTCGAAGTTTCCTTCTACCTTGGCATTAAAGGTGCGACTGTCGGCAAAGTATTTAATCACCTTTAGATCGTCGCCAAGGTAGTAGCCATAAAGCACGGTGTCAGATCGTCCGCCGCTCTTTGCATCTGGGTAAAGATATTGAACGCTGTGCGAAATACAGCCACCCAAAAACGGCTCAGGTATCTTAAAGTTAGCCAGCCCCTTGCTGTACATATTCCCTTTTGTTGCCTGCGCACAAATTGCGCGTCCGTTGGTGATAGGGGCTATTTCTACGCCATCCCAGTAATTTACCTCACCCTCTTTATTTCGGATTTCTTGTCCATCCAAAATAAAAGCATTAACGCGATTCATAATTAAGCCAAGCGGTACGCGCTTCAGCTTGTACTTTATGGCGTTATTGCGCACGGTGTTGGCTCTAATCTCGCCATAAATCAAGCCAAGATATTCAGCCATTGCTTGCTTGTCGCTATCCGACAGCAAGATAATGTTGTGCGGCTCTGGCTGATTATTCCAATGGTTAGCAACAGGGTTAATGTTAATTCGTATGCTGTAGCCAACACAAAACGGAATCTGTGAGCCTTCATCAAGCCCCGTTGCTGTATTAAAACCCTCAGTGCCATTGCTATTAAACGCCCATCCGCAAGCCGTGCTAAAGGCATCGTGCTCATAAAAGCGCCCAGTGTCACCCAGTTTCATAATTACGCCAGCCCTGCGCCACGCCTCAAACTCGCCACTGCTGGCAGGGAATGCCTCGCCGCTTGGAATGCCTTTAAATCGGTCTAATATCCACAGTATTTCATCGTCGTTTATTTCTTCCATCCAAAGCCTGAATGCCGCTGTCGTGCTAGCAGGAATTACAGGTAAGGGCATAGCATAAATGCCTTTTCTGCTTACGTTTATCAGCCAAGGGTAGCCTGAGCTGTCAAAATAAACAGAATCCGTGCTGTTAAACTTGTAGTTGAACTGGAACTGCCCGCTTGCAGGCGGCTCACCAGTAAACCCTGTTGGAATAAAGCCTTTTAGTTCATCTTCTGTGGCCTTGGCCACCCAGTCGGGAAGTTCAAGGCGCTGCAATTCTTTGGGGTCGTCGAGAAGCTCGCTGTCTCGCCCAAAGAATAAATCTTCCAAGCTTTCCTCCGCTGATTGTTTGCCAAACCCGCCAACAATTTGAATAACCTCGGCCATTGGCCCATTCCACCAAGTAGGGCGAATGTCGTTATATTGAGTAGCGTAATCCTCAAGCATGGCATCAGGCTTGAACTCACTAAGCTGAATAGGGATTTTCACCCTGAACCGCTTTAGGTTTACTGGCCCTGTGTGAGTCTTCTCAGGGTCGTAGTTGCCAAGTCTTCGCCGCGTGGTATCGGTAACGTCAATGCTGATACCCTCACCAAGCCTTGCAAGACGAGTATCAATGCTTCCGCAGTAGAGCATAGGGATGCTGCCGTCGTGGCGCTTAATTTCCTTGCTGGCTATTTCGGTGGGTTTCAATGGCGGGTAATAAATTGCTCGTCTTGTTTCCCCAAGGTCATAAGCAACCAATACGCCGCCATCGGGCGTTTCTTTTACTATTTTGGCCGTAAGCAAGCCAGACAAGCGCCGATGCTCGCCCAGCTTTCGCATTGCGTTATCCACAAAGGCGGCATCATCATCACCAATGCTGCCACCGTTGCGAACAAAAAGCCCATACGGCTTTGCTTCGAGCATTCACTTAGTCCGAATCAACCAAGCTAACGCGGTAGCCGATTTCGTAAGTGTCGCCATTTTGGAAGGTGCGCGGTGTGCTGTATTTCGATGCAGAAATAAGCACGCCAGTCGTTGCGCCTTTTCCGCTGGCGCTTAATAGTGCTGCACCCGTCACGTTAAGCGTGCCACTGGTTGTTATGGTGACGCTGGCCACAGTCACCAAGTTATCAATTGAGCCAGTTGTGGCGGCGGCTGGTGTCCAGGCTGGGCGCGTAGGGTTGCTGTAACCTTCGGTCATTGAAACGATTTCGTTGGCCGTGGCCGCAAAACTGGCTGCCGTCCAGTTTGCCGCAGGTGTCGCAGAGCCACTAAATAAAGCAATGTAGTAGCCAGCTTCTTTCGCCTTTGACCCAAGACTTACGTTAAGCAAATGGGCCAAGCCTTCAATGGGAATAATGTTGTCACCTTCTTTAGCCCATTCGCCACCATTGACGCGGCCAAAGTATTCGCCCTTGGCCACCTTGCCAGAGTGCTGGCGCTCAGATACCGCGCCGTCTTCGTTTAGTTCTTTTGCCAGAGCGGCATTTGCGTTTTTAGTAAGCATGATTTGCCTCGTTAATGGTTGGCACTCATGCGCCTATTAGCTAATTTGAATTTTCATTCTAGTGCGCAATAGGCTCGACCATCCAACACTACAGAGGTGGCGCGCTGGCCAGTAATTCCTTTTAGTGTCTTGGCATGTATTTCGATCGCTTGTCCGCTGGCCGTTCCGATAACAAAACCATTTTCACTTAACCAAAGCGCACAGCGCTCGCCTTGGCTTATCTCTGCGCTCACTTGCTCAGCATCGACCATGACGAGTGAATCAGGAACAGGGGCGGCCAATGCCTTTGTCTCCAGTGCAAAATCATCAGGATTCGAGCCGCGCAAAAACACAGCGCCATCATTTTGACCAATCCAAAGGCCACCACTTACCGCTGCCAAGAAGGTGATGCGCTGCGGCATCTGGTAAAACCCTTCTGCTTTATTATGTAGATGGAACGCCAAAGGCTCAGAGAAGCGAATCAAATTCTTATGGGTAGTAATTAAGCGGCCTCGCCACAGACAAAGGTTTTTACCCGAAGGCATGGGCGATAGGTGGCGGAATTTCGCCACGCTTTTGCTTGTTGGCAATACCGTATAATCCCGCTGTCCGTCGGTCAGTGGGATGGTATCAATAAGATACAGCTCGCTGCCGTTAGGTGTGCTGGCATAAAGATTAAAGGCTGTCAGGCTTTGATCTAGTGTAACGGGCGGAATAACAGAGAAACTTTGCGCAGGCTCAATGCTAATAACCTCGCTAACTGGCCCCTCTTTCTCGCCACGCAAAAACGAAATAGCCAGCATAACTTGCCCAGATACTGATCCGTCGATAAGGTCGGTAATGGCTAGCGGGCTTGGTGCTTCTTCTATGACTACCTTTTCCGCCTTGTTTCCGTCATATTGAAAAAGCCCAGCCTCCCCCGCCACATAAACTAGATTATTAACCACGCAATGCGATAACGCCCCGCTGCCAATCGTGGCTAGCTCGGTGTGTTCCCATGTATCCGCATTAACCAGCACCCATTTATCGCCAAGGCGCGCAAAAACGTCTTTGTGCAAAGGGCTTTGCCAAACATCCTTGAAGGCTTTGCTGGTTTTCTCTTTCACGCCATGTCGCAGCGAAATCTTGCCGCTTTTGCTGATATTCAGATTGTCAGCCTTGCGCACATACAAATGCGCATTATCACCAAAGCCTTGTAATTCATCGGCTGGCTTTACGTTATTTATGCCCATGATTGGCAATAATGGAATGTTTGCCATTAAGTTATCCCCCCGCCTTTGCGGTAAACATCACTGTTACCATCTGGTCTAATGTAGTGCGCAGCCAAAACAGCACTCGCAATGCCAATTTTGTTTGAAGATGCCACGCCGTATGGCTTGGCAATCTGTGTAACATCTGTTTCCCTGTTGTATCGCTTAACCTTTAGGCTGCTTCCAAACGAACCAAGCGTGTAGTCCAGCGCAAAGAAATCTAACCCTTCTGTAACCAGCTCCCTAACCCTATAGGAAATTCCTATCCCGCTTCCCATGCGCAGCGAATCAAAACCCTGCGGCTTGTAAGGCACAAGCTCACCAATACGCAACCCCTGCCAAGGGTACGGCGTATCACCAACCTTGCGCGTACCCATTGTCATTGAGTCCCTGCCAATAACGGGCAGTTCACGATGAAACAGCTCTATCCGAAGCGAACCTAGCGCCATGCTGTCAACGCCTCTGGCTGTCATCCATTGCGGGCCAGTATACGGCGGTCTGCTTAGCTTGGTTGCGCCAAAGGCCATTGTCGATGAGGCATTAAAATGTTTGGCAAATGGCGGTGTTGGGATGTGCTGAACACCCTGGCGCATGAAGCTTTTGCCTTCTGGTCGTATCCAGCGAGTGAAGTTTATCTCTGTGAGGTTATGCCTATATGACTGTTCTGGCACACCAATACCATAAGCCCAAATCCTTCTATGTCGATTGGTAACAGTCGCCCATCCAAAGCCCATAAATCCGCGCACATAATGGAACTCCCAGTTTTGGGGTAATGGGTGGTTTGATCTGGCTTGCCTTGGTGACTCGGTTACGGCGTAAATGGTGTGCGTAGACTGCCTTGGCCTGCCCACGTTATCCTCTCGCCGCGCAATGCCACCTACTGTAAGTTTTCTGTTTTTTATTGAAATTGACGCACCGCCAAATGCCAGCATCGGCTTTTGGAATCTCAGAATAATCCCATTGTTTAATAAATACGGCTGACCAACACGCATTCCATCTGAAATGCTGATCGGGTAGGCTTCTTGAGCGCCAACGTAATGCCCAGAATCCATTTTTAGGCTATCAATGTAACGTGGCGCTACGTTGATATTGTCAGGCCGCCCGCCAATTCGTTCCAGCATTGGCTTACCCGTTGTTGGCGGTGCAATACTAGGGACTACAGCAAAGCTTCGCCTATCCTTGATAGTGAGACCGCCAAACAAGGTAGCGCCAAGGCCGTGCCCTATTACCTCTCGCCATTGCGTCCGCAAAAACGCATCGCCAAATTCCTGCGCGTCAGCGCCTCTAGCACCAATCTCTGGTCGCAGATTTTTCAGTGCGGGAATGCCTATCTCTCTGCTTGGCTCAAACGTCCATCTTGGCGTAATCCTGCGCCAGAAAATCGACAAGGCAGGATTGCCAAACCTGCCGCCTCTATCGCCAAGGCCAGCATCTTGAACATAACGCTGCCATAAAAACACGGTAGGCAGGCGAATAATGGGCGGATTGATTGAATAGCGCCCCTCAAATGACAGACCACGAATGCCGTGCGAAATCATTTGCCCACTACCGATTATTGACGAATCGCCCATTGTTACATAGCGGTACTGACGAGTTAGGTTAAGAAGTTCAGCATTGCCATGTGCTTGTGAATCAAAACCCTGCGCACCAATAACGCGCGCGCCATTTAACACCAAATGCCAGTGCGAGCTAACAGCAATATCAAAGCCTTGTGGCGTTAAGAAGTTTTGATAGTTCGATACTCGCCCCGCTTTGTAATGATCGGGGTTTGCTGGTGGCGCAACACCAGTCGGCAAAACAGGCATGGCTTTGTTTAGTATTTGGGTGTAACCATGCCGCTCTGAAATAAAGCCAAAAGCACCGAGTACGGCATCTTTGTTTTTAATGGCGAGCCATTTGCCAAAGACTGGATCAAAACCGCCGCCACCCGCTTCGTTATCGTTCTCTACAAGCAGGTACTGGCGCAGGTTATACAGATAGGCGCGGCCTATTCGGTGTTCGTATGCCTCAAAAACACCATTAGGCGTTATGTAATTCGTGTGATGCTCAAACGTGGCCTGACCAAATTGCTGCGAGAAAAACCCACTACCGTAAAGTGTTGCCTTGTCTGGACGCACTCGGTCGCCAAAGCGTGTAGAGTCAAAACCAAACGGCTCAATAGTTCTGTTTTTTTCGATAGTATGGCTTTCAGGAATGCCGATGGCGGCTATTGAAATCGGGAAAACTGCGCGAGGTGAGAAGCTAACCCAGTTCGATTGCCCTAGTATCATTCTGTTTCCAGCGCCAGCGCCCTCTACGCTTCGCACATCGCGCGACAGCCAGTTTGTGCCAAAAGCCTGCATCAGACTGCCAATACCGCGAACAATTTGATTGCGCGCCCAAATGGTCGGCGGATTACCAAAGGCGTAATAGCTGCTACCACCATGCTTTAGTGTTTGCGGTAGCGCTAGGTTTAGCCTTGGGTAGCCAATAGCTTGCGACAAAAAACCGACTGGAAACGGCTTCCCTTGGCTGTTGTAAATGTAAGGCCGTCCATAGCCAAGCACGCTTGTTATTGCCTTGGTGTGAAGCCCGCGCACTCTGTCGCCAATCGAAGGCATGCCCATATCTTGCGAGTATTTGCCATGCCCGTATACGCGCCGCTGCGGTGGCTTGTTGTCGTGATTGTAAATCACGTTATAGCCATAACGGTTGCCGTCAAAACCAAAGACACCAACAGTTCTATTTTTGTTGCTTATCTCCGTCCATACACCAAAGCCAGCATTGTCAAACCCTTGCCCATAAGCAAATATCCGCCTGTCTTTAATGGCGAGAAAAGCAGAAAGCTCAGGCGGCGCAATGCCTTTATCATGAAGCGTAATAGTCCGCAAAGAACTCTCTATGCTGCCCTTACCAAAGGCAAAAGAGTCAAATCCCTTTAGCCTTGGGCTTCTAGCTGCTCGCGGTGTGGGCGGGTCAATTGGCGGTACGCCATAAGCTAATAAGTTACCAAATTGCAGCGCGCGCAACCCTTCGCCTATTGCCATGCTGTTATGGCCTGACGCAAACAAAAACTGCCGATAAGAGAATGAACACCCGCCAAAATTAAGCCTGTCTAGGCCAGCGGGCGCTATCACCCTGTTGTTAAAGCTAAGCCAGTGCGTATTTGGAATAACACAGGTATTCGGCGGATTAAAAACATCCAACGTCCTGAGTTGGTGCGAAGCCCAAGCCTCGCCAATTCGCATCGTGGCGAAGCTTGGGACAGTTACAAATTTATCGCGCAGGTAAACATACGGGCGGCCATAGGTATTGCTGCTCGCCAAGCCCTTGCCTAGCAAATAAGTGTCGCTGTTGTAGACTGTAGGCTTGCCGTAACTGTCGGCCTTTATGCCATTTTTAACGGTTAATCTTGGGTCAGCCAGTGAAATCAGCCCAAGACCAATCTCAGCACTGTCAAAATTAGCTCCTTCTAGCTTAATCTCAGGCGCAAGCGCCCCTGTTCTAAACGGCTCCTGCACAAAAGCAGAATCATGCCCTACTGGCTTAACGCTTCTGTTTAGCTTTGGCTTGCCTGTTGCAAGAAGCGTGAATGAAGGCGGATAGGCAATAAAGCGATAATTGACCGCACCTGGCTTGCCATACGCAAGCTTGCTGGCTATCGAATGCGCGTACACAAAGCGCCGATAGTTTTTAATATCTACGCCGCCAGACGCCAAACTGTCGTGTGGAATGGGGAAAATATACTGAGTTTCGCCAACAACCGCAGACTGGGAAAACTCCAAGCCCGCCGAATTGCCCTGTGGCGGATCGTAGTCCAGCGTGAAATTCAGTGCTACCGACTTGCCGCTTGGTGGTAGGTAGTCGTCCGCCATATCACACCAAGAAAGGTCTTAATGTTAAGTTAGGCCAGTTATTTTCATTTTTGTATGATTTAACCGTTATCCAGTTCGTGCCATTGTCAGAATATTGGACATCAAAGTTTTGAATGTATTGGACAGCGCGCACATTGATACCACCCAAGCGCAGCTCTTTAGGTCGTACAGGGGCGGCAAACTGATAGCCTAACCAACCACTCGCATTGACGTTTGATGCCCAGTGTTTGTAGTTATCCAGAACACCATCAAAAGAAAAGTCTTGGTGGAAGTTAGCCGTGTTATAGTTTCCACTAGACAGCGCCGTGCCACCTGTGCAAAGCGTTGGCCCTCCTGCCTCTGCCGCCCATTCCATCTCTAAAATAGAGCAATGCCCATAAACCTGCGTCACATTCACTCGCCAGAATGCGTGCGCACCAATCACAGCCAAAACAAGCTCCTGCTGAACCTTTCTCCCCATTGCATCCTGCGCCTGAAAAACAACGGTCGCTGTTTGATTTGTGGTTGGTGTTCCACTGATTACGCCACTCATGGCATCAAAGGACAATCCATCAGGCAGCAAGCCAGACAAGACACTCAGCGAGTAAGGCGCTCGGCCGCCAGTCCCGCTTAGCGCAATAGGGGCTATCGCCTCACCAGCCGTTGCACTGCCGTAGGCGCTCACAGACAGAGCAAAAGGTTGTGCCAATACTCGGATAATTAGCTCTTGCGTGGAGTTCTGCCCTTGTGAGTCGGTGAAGGTTAGCACCACAGGGTAGTCGCCCTCTGCGCTTTCCACGTTCGGCGCAACAAGCTGTGTGCCTGTGAGTGAAAACCCGCTAGGTAAACTGAGCGCATCATGCGTCAAAGAAAGTACGCCGTAGTCGCGTTTAAGAAGCAGAGGCTCGCTCACCTCGGTGTAAGCATAAGCATGAACGATTTTTTTGCTTAGCTGAACGGTCGGCACGGGCAAAACATTGGCGGTAACAACGTCATTCTTGCCAGCCAGTCGGCCAACTACGTCAAATGGGATTTGTGCATTTAACCCCGCAATTACCCAAGTGCCATCGGCATTTGATACCACTTCTCCACCAAAGACAGAATCCGCGCTACGTCCATTCTCGCCGCGTGTTAGCGCGCGTACCGTAGCGCTTACGGGCACGCCGTCATTGGTGGTAATGCCGTTAGGAAACTCACCCGCCAAAAAGCCGTCGCCACGCGCATCAAACAAACTGACAAACCGATAAAAAGGCATCCGCTTGATAAAGGCGGGCTTTAACGGCTCGTCAATGGCGGTGCTATCGTGAGTTATTCCCATTCCATTAACCACGCGCATGAGCCTGTTGGCGCAAAGTTATTTTCTTCCAAATACAAATACGGCTTTTCCACACCGCTAAAATCCAGCCGAACAATCTGGCCATTGGATAAAATGCCCGTTGGAAAGCTAAAAATTTTGCTCAGCTTCTGGATTTGGTTGTTTTCGTCATAAGCGTAAATCGGCGCAACAATCGGCACATTATTACCATCAAGAAGAAAATCTCCTGCACGGCGCGCAACGGACGGGGTACCCGTTAGCGTGTTGCCGCTAGGTAATTTCATTTGTCTAATGCTAACGCTATTGGAACCAGAATTGCTATAATAACGATCATCTTGCACGATTTGTATGGCTTTCCCTACGCGCGAAATCAGTAAGAATGAGCCAGATTTACTCATGACGCCGCTGCCGCTATTAACCAAAAAACACAGCATTAGCGTGTCGCCAGTATAGCGCACAAAATCCCCTAATGAGTTGGTTCTGTTGACTGTATAGCCTGAATCAGAGTAAGCTCCCCCATAAGCCCCTCGACTGTAATACCCCGTACTGGTAACGGGCACGCCATCAGCGCCCATCTCACGAGTAACGCAAGACTGGATAAAAAACCGCTGTATTCCACCTGATGTATAATAGTTAAAATAATCCCCAAATCCTGCTCGAAATCCGATATATACCGGCGCAACATCTTGCAGAGGGTCGCTGAATGCAAACCACATAAAATTGCTGTAGGTGTTTCGAGCCGTTGGTATTTGACTTACATCGCCGCTTTCTGTGGCGTTAAATCCGTTAGGGACGATCAGCTCATTAAGTCCAACATTAAGCAGTGCGCCGCGCAGGTTTTTCATTTCTAAAAATAGATTTTCTTTCGTACCTGTGAATGTGCCAGGTCTTGAGCCAGCCTGAAAAATAGCCATTAGCCAGCCACTCCCGCGCTTGCTTGGCCTAGCGGGTCTTCGCCCTTCCAGTAGCCCTTATTTTCGTGCCACTGAATGTAATCACTAATCAGTGCTTCCAGTGTGCCGCTGTGGATTTCGTTCATTAAAATAGCCTCGGCCCAGCTATCAATCGGCAAGCTTGTGTTGTTCTCTTGATTTTCGCAGAGCCACATTTGAAAAGGCGGAAACGCGGCCAGCAGATGCAGGTTTAATTCATTGCCCTGCTCGTTCATGGTGATTGGCTTGGCTTCAATGCCATTTACGCCAAGTGTTTGCGCCTTTGGTTTTTCGCTCATGTTAGCCCACCTTAAATTTTGGCTTTGGCATAGTGCCTGCGGCAATAGAGCCAGCCACCTTGCTTGTTAAGTCGATGTTTTCAGGCAGTGGGCATTGTTTTAATAATGCGCTCGCTGCCTGAAATGCCTCAAACTCTTTATCTTCAGGAAACGTCACAAAAAAACCTACGCCGCCTTTTGGCATTAGGCAGTTTATTTGAATTAGGCCGTTAAACCGCTCAACAGCAAACGGGTTATTTCCGTCAACACTCATGCGCTCACCTTTTATTTTTACACGCGGAAAATTTTGTTTACGCCGTTATCCCAGGTCACGATGATGTCACCGCCGTTTGGCGTGATGGGCAAGCCCGTGGCGGTATCAATATACGCAATCAGCGGGCTAGTGCTTTCTGTGCCAGTGTCGGAGTAAATGACAATGGCATTGATGGTAGCGCCTGACACACTGGTAAACGTGATGTCTGCGGCATCCGCTGCGCCACCTACGGTTGATTTGCCCACTAGCGTTACGGGGCTGGTGACGCGGGATGATACAGGGATGTCACCCAGTGTTTGATGGACACTAATGTTTGGCGAGTAGCCAGCGGATGATACCAGCACCACTTTAATTGTGTCGGTCATCCAGTTAATTTGCGCCTCCAAGAAGCGCTGGCGGCAAGAGTCGTATAGCGTATTAGCCATGATGCTTTTCCTTTTCGTTAGCACTCATGCGCTGCTTTTGTGGTGTTGTAATAAGCAGATTTTTATCCGCATTTATAGCCAATCGAGCACGCTGGCCAGACTTTGATTCAAGCGAAATAACGGTGTTTCCGATGCAAAGACTTTCGCCTACCTTCAGTTCAACGTACAGCTTACTCATGGCCAAAAAACCTTATTGGTTTGTGGTAGGTTTTCTCGTGCGGATTGCCGAATGTTCGCACTAGGCTTTAGCCCAAATACGGTTTCAAACTCTCTCAGACCAAGGGCGGATTTAGACGGGTCAAATGTTTCGCTATCAGGAATGCTAAAGGCGCGGTATAAAGCCCAGCTAACCAGCTCTCCATGGTATTGCTCGCGTATTTCTGGGGTATCGGCTGGCGCAGCTAATTCGTTTTCAGGCATCGAATAGCCGTGCGCTACAACCTCCCCGTCTGTCATAGGCTCAGGGAAAAGCCGTAGCCAGCCGTTTGCCACCATCGCATAAACGGGCGCACCTTTTTTTTGCGTCCAGTCTGGATAAGCTTCATTGATAAAGCTCTGGCTTGCCAATTGCAGCGCTGTTGTTTTGCCCTCACTGACAAATGCCAGTTTTTCAAGCTCGAACATCTTGCCGATTGAGTAAATGGCCGCGCCAGCCGTTACAGGGATGCGGGTTTCACTAAGCAGCAATCGAGCGCGAAGTGCCGCCTCGCGCTCAGCTTCGTTTAAGAAATGCGTAATATCCGCATCACTCCAAAAATAAGGCGCAATGCGGTCGTTAGCCATCAAACGAAACTGGTTTATTAGCTGCTCTAGTGTCATAGCACACCAAATTTATTAACCAGCTCGACAACCTCGCCTCGCACACTTTCTGCGCCCTTGCGTGCGTCGATTTTTACCTGATAGCGCTCTGCTGCGAATTGGATTAGCGCCTGCTTATCCATGCGTTCAATCTGATCCAGCACTTCATAATGCTGAACATCGCTATCTTCTTCTTTGCTGGCTTCTTGCTGTGCTTCGATTTCAATATCGCCTTCACTGCTCACCGAGCCGCCAACAGCCAAGAATAAATCGCCATGTTTCAGAAGCTTGGCTGCAACAGACGCGGGAAGGTTGCGCTCTTGGTCTGTGCTAAATGAAAGCCCAGTGTTGTACAGATTATCTTCCCAGTAGTCGCGCTTGCCGACATACCGAACCAGCACCTTACTCACAGCAAGCCCTGTGGCTGGCGCTGCTGCGCTTGCTGGGATGGTCAACAACAGCTTAGCCATCTTGGCCTTGGTGTCGGCCAGCTCGTCACGCAGGCTTTGCAATTGACCAAAGCCGCCCGCCAAGAAAGCCTTAACAACCGCCTGAAATAAGTAATCCTTCACGCGCTGCGCCGTAGGCAGCTCGTCATAGAGCAACATGCAAGGGTGCGTCTTTTGCTTTTCGTCTTTCACCTCGCCATAAACCCAGCCAGCCTCTTCTTTTTCAAGTAGCCAGCTTTCGTGCATTTGCTCTGGCGTGGCGTCTGGATTGGCCAGCATGTGGCGCACGCCATTGGCAGCGCTGTCTTTTTGCCACTGTGGCGCGTTATCCCAATCCATTTGAGAATCGTCACCGATGGCTTTGCAGTAAGCGGCATTTACTGCGTGAGCAATTGCCGCCAACATAAAAATCATTACTTCGTTCATTGCTTGTCCTCTTCACAAAAAAACAAAAAGGCCATCCTTGGCCCTAGGGTGCTACAGAACGCCGACAAACTCGCCCGACACCAGCACAGTCAGTTCGCCCGCCTTTGCGTTGTCAGCTCCAGTGATGGTCAGAACAAGCTTGGCTGGTTTTTGCAGCGTCTTAATCTTGCCAGTGCCTTTTGCACCAAGTCGCGCAGCGGTACTCAGCACCAAGCCTGTGCCGAAATACTCGGCATCTTGCGGGGCTTTGGCATCGTCCACACCATCTTCGTACAGGAAGCCAAGCGAGCCTGTTACGCTTGCCGTTAGCGCGGTGTTTACGATGATTTTTGCATCATCGAGGCGCAGGCCAGCGGGCAAAGTGCCCAGCTCCACCACGTCACCAACGGCCAGCGCCGCCGCAGAAGTGGCGTCATTAGCGCCACCCGTTGCGTTAGTAGACAAGCCGTAAAGCAGCACGGCGGCATTGCCGTACTGGGGGCAGCCTTGGCCAAATTGGCGGCTTGACTGGGTTTTTAAAGTAATTGTGCTCATGCAAAACTCCTATTAAGCCTTGTTAAGTGGCACGACAGTATCCAGCACAGATACGCCGTAATCGGTCACTTCTTTATGAGTGCCAAGGTCGATGTCAAAGCGGAATTTACTCACGCCACGGATTGCGCCGATTAACAGCTCCAGCTTGTCGCCGTGATCCATTTCCTTCTCAGACCAGAAGAACGGGATGCCTGATTTGTCAGACTTCGCCAAGGCTTCGCCAACGGCTTGTCCACCCAAAATAATGGCGCGGTCAACGGCGAATTGATTAGCGAAAGAAGCAGGAACCTTGGTAGTTGCTTCAGTGCCACGGTGGTCAGAGCAATACTTGATGTCATTGCCAGCGAAGAAACGGATTGGAATGTTCTGCTTGATAACCAAGAAGTTATTCCATAAACCTACTTCACCACGGAAAATAGGGTGCTGCTTAGCATTGCTGGCGCGAGCGTGAGCGGCGGCTTGAATGGCACGAAAGTTCTTGTCGGCGGCCATTTGGTTGTATTGCAAAGGAGTTACCAGCATGACGCGCAGAGGCTCGTCGTCGGCGGCTTCGTCACCATTGAATTTAACAATGGGAGGCGGCAATACCATTTCATCCATCACGGCGCGCATTGAGTCGATTACGCTCATACCGAACACGTCAGTGCTAGCAATGGTCATTTCGCCACCAGACTGTTTAAAGCCTTCGACGTAGTTTCCAGCCGCAACAAAGTGGCGGTTTTTGGATGGGGCGCGCACGGTGTTTACCATCACCGAATCAAAGCGCGGGTCACTGGCCAATGGAATGCTCCAGGTTAGGTCATTCACAAAGCCACGCGCACCAGCGGCGTGTACGATAAGCGTTTGGTCAACGTAACGATCCATTGTTGCCTGAGCAACAGGGCGGCCAAGCTTGCGGAAGTCGGCAGGGCTGCGGATGGTGGTCATGGTATCGCCCAAATTCACGGGGATACGGGCTTGGTTTACGCGCAGTCGGTCTTGAGACAAGCTCATACCCGCGCCACGGCCTTCAGCCACTTCGCTACCCATGATTGGCACTGCACCAAATGGGTTTACCACGTCAAAGGTTACTTCATCACCCGTAGCTTTGCCCAAGTCCATACAGCGTACAAAGGGCAAGTGACTGGTTGACTGTTTTTTGATTGTTGCGATTGCGCCAGCTTCACCTGTGGGCATTTTGCCAACCAAGTGAGCCAGTTTGTTTTTGCGTTGTAGATGGGTAGCAAACAAGCCAGCGGCCTGTTGCACCATATTTTTCTTATCGCCGTAGGGCGCGTGAGAATTACCATGCATGTCGGTATCCTTATAAACGGTTTAAGTAGTTTTCCAATTGCTCGGGCGTCATGTTTGCCATTTCATCGACCAGCTCTAGCCCATCCATGTTTTGCATCGCTTCAGTGCGTGAGCTTGCGCCCCGTGCTGAGCCTGCAAAATCGGACAAGCTGTGCGGGGCTTGTACGCCTCGCACTGGAGCTGGCCGATTGCCAGAGTTCGTATTTGCCTTGTAGGCATTTAGCAATTCGATAACGTCTTGCGTACTGCCTTCGGAAAGTACGGCTGCGTAAGAATTGCGTAAAAAACTAGGTTGGCTGTTAATCCAGCTTTCTAGCTCAACAGATTCAGCAATGCTTTGAGCGTCAGGATGCGCGGCTAAGATTGCCCGCTCATGCTCAGACTGTTTGCTCACCGCCTCGCGTGCTTTAATCGGCTCAAGCTCGGTAGCAAGTCGCTCGTTTAGTAGTCGCTCCATGCGCTCGCTAACTAGCTTGTTGATACCCTCTGCTAAAGCTTCTTCAGAAAAATCACCAAACAATTCTGGCGATACACCCGCGTCAATAGCCGCTTGTGCCGCGTCAATCTGTGCATTCTGCTTGCCTTCTGGTGCTGCCTGCTTTAACGCTTCAAGCTGCGCAAGAGCCTCTTGAGCTTCTTGCTTATAGCGCTGAGCGCTTTCGCGTGCTTCCACCAGCTTTTCAAAGTCAGTCAAATGCTTGCCGTCACGGGCTTGTATTGCTGCGTTTTCTGCTGTCAAACCTTCCAGTTCGTCAACGTCTTTATCTTTTGCGCCATCGGGCTTAGCGCTGATTTCTGGCTTTTCGCCAGTATCGCCCTCAAACTTTCCAGCGATTAGCTGGTCGATTTGCTCAAGACTCAATTCGTCGTTTTCTACGTTCACTGTCATGTACCTTCATCCCGCCACATATCGCCGTAGCCGCCTGGGGTTTATGGTTTATGGCTTATGCCAAATTGCGGTTTACATACTCCAAAAAATAAAAAAAGCCTTCAAACCCTACAGGGGTGAAAGCTTTTCTTTGGTGTTGCTGTGATGGTTTTTGGCTAGATGTTGTCCTCTACCCTAGCCGTTTCAATGCCTCGCCCTCCCTGCTCTGGAACGGGCGGCAATTGGGGGCTAGTGTTTGTGCGTGGTGCGCCTACGTCCACCGCCTCCCCTGCGTTGTTGTCCTGTCCTTGAATGTACGGCGATTTGATATTCATAGCCGCCGTTTTGCTGGCCGTAGGAAAATCAGGATCATCGCCCGCAGGCGTTGGTTTTTTGTATCCTGCGCCCTTCATCACTGCATCAGCAACAGGAGCAATCATTGGCATCTGTGCCACCTGAGCGCCTGCCTGCATTGCTGCATACGCCGCTTGCACGCCGATTTGTACAGCGCGGCTTTCGATTTCTTTAATTTCGCTGCCCGCTTTGCGCTCTTTAATGTCTAGCTCGCGTTGTTTGATTTCGTTGCCAGCATCTTTGAGCGCTTGCTGTACCGCCTGCTTGATTTGCTGCTCTACCTGCTCTTGGCTTGGCGTTTCCCTAACGCCACGGAACGCCTCGATTAGCTCGCGCTTAAACGGCACGTCCATTAGCTGTGTTAAGAACGGAATTGCCGCAGCCAGATACTCTTGCGGTAGCGGTTTAATGGCCTCGGTCATTGCGTAGAGCTGTTGCGCGCGATAGCTGTTAGAGCTTGGCACGTCTTCCAGTGCTACTTTTAAGCGGGTTTTGCTTATGTCATTACTCACAAGTCTGCGCCCATGCGCATCAAAATCGGCTCGATTTAAAATAACCTCGCGGTCTTTGGTGACGGCATCGCCTTTGATTAAAACGCGCTGTTCTTCGTTGCCCATATCCTCAATCAATAGCGCGATTAGGATTTCGCCTACTTGCGTGCGCGCATTTTTAAAATTATCCATGATTGTTGCCACAGACTGATTAGCCTGCTCTACCTGAGTCTGCTCTTGTATGCCGCTGGTAGCGCCCGAATTGCGGCCTTGGAAAGACGGGGTGATGTTTGTCGCGCGCTCAATGCTGGCGCGACTGTCATTAAGAAGCTGAAAATGCTGCGCGTTAAGCTGAAAGTCTCTGTGAACCTCAAACCGCGCCCCAGGTTGGGCCATGTGCTGCGCACTCAGCACAATGTCTGCATCTGGTCGAGACACCTGCGATCTGAATTGGTCATCCGTCATCGCCACAGCGCCCTCGGTGCGCTCAGAGCGCATAGCACTCATACCCCAGCGCAGCTTTGATACGCCTGAGTTTATATTGTCCTGCGCATACCTCATGCGGCGCACATAGCCGTATGGCGTGCCTGTCGAGTCCTCTATAAACCCAAAAAAAGGCACATAAGGCAAGTGGTCGTGGCTGTACGGGCTTTCGCCGTCATGCAGCAAAATCGGCCCTGCCCAGTAAGACAAACGCAGGCGCGAAACAGTCGCGCTTATTAGCTTTGCCACACCCGCACTTACTGCTGCAAAGTGCGCGGGGTTGTGCTCGTCATACTCAACGACACGCCCATTCGGGGTTTTGATTACTTGCACATTAACCCAGCGACGATACCAAAGCTCAGTGATGCAAAGCTCTTTGTTTTGTCTGTTGTACCAGCGCGATTCTAGCCGCGTCCACGGTCTACCCTCTGCCCATACGTTTTCAAGTCCTGTGCTGTCGCCACCCTCGATAAAGCCAGATTCATCAGCCCACCAGTTCGAGCCGCTTTGTGCTAGGGCTTCTAGCTTGTCCGCTTTTTTCGGGAAGGCTGCAATAGCCCTGTCTGCCGTCATCCACTTTTGCCTACGCAGCCAGCGCGCATCTGATAAATCCTGTTCCTCTGCGCGCATATCCCAGTGGATCTCATTGCGATGTACGGCGCGGCATCGAATGCCAAAGCTGAAAGGATTGCTTTCACGCGACACCTCTACCCAACCAATACCGCACGCTATTTGCGGGCGAAAGGCTTTTGCGCAGGCGGCGTCTGCTTTGCTTTGTCGCTCTGCTTGATTGAGCTTAAAATTCAGTGCTTCGGCGACTTCTTCGCCGCCCTCGTCTTCGCTGTCTGCATTTACGCGAAAATCCGTGCGCGTTTGGGCTTCGTAGCCCTGCAAACTAAGCAGTGTCGGCCCTATTACGTCTTCCACGGCGGGCGGTATGCCAAGCTCTTTTTGTCGTTTTAGTAGGTCGCTGTCGAGCTGATTGCCGTCCGCATAATCCATTTCCTTGTCCGCAATCGCGCGCCAATGCGGCTGCTCCTCAATCTCTTCTATGATTTCTTCGTACTCTTTGAGCGTTATGCTGTTGCCGCTGTTATTGTGCATTTATAGCCTCCAGTCTGGCGGGGGTGCTGATTTATAAGCGCCTCCTGCGCCCGTATTTGTTCTGCCTGCTGTATTTGTAGCAAGCATTCCCAAGTCTTTGGCTTGCGCCCATTGCCGCAGCGCATCCGCGCCCTCTGAGCATCCGTTAGCTTTATCTGGCGTGTCAGTAAAGCGGTTATCCGCTCTGCTAAAGCGCTTCCTGTATCCATCGAGTCGCTCGATGCCCAGCTTGCACATTGCTTCGTCAAAATACGCATTGCGCAGGTGTTTTCGTGTTTGTGATATACCGCTAACAAGCTCAGTAACGCGGGGCACGATGAAAAACCGCTCACCAGGCATTAGCTCTTGCAGTTGCTCGCGCGTGGTCTTGTTGTAGTCGCCAAGGCGGCGATAATCCGCATCATGTGGCAAATAGTGAGTGCCGAATAAATAGCCCTTCTCTCGCATCTCACGCACATAATGCCGCAGGTCTTCGTTGTGCGCTTCGTAGTAGTCAATAAAGCGGTCTTGCCCGTTGTGCTCTTGATGAAACCAGATCGCGCAGCCATCGCTCGCGCCTATATCCCAAAAAGTATTGACTGGTAGCGCCAGCTCAGGCACGGCGCATATTCCGCCTCGCTTGCGCAGCTCCAGCATGTCCTTGGCGTACCAGTTTCCCGCGGTGCTGACCTGAAACGCCTCGGCGGGAAAGCTCGGGTATTCCTGCCACATTTTTTCTTCGCGGCCAGAAAAATCCGCGTCCCGTGTTGCGACATACCAAGCGCGCTGGTCTAAATCGAGCTTGATACGCTCACCCAAATCAGCAAAAACACGATGCTCAACGCTATCAAAATAGTCGTGGTCTGCTCGCGTAATAGTGACCGTGCTCGACTCCATGCGGTAGCGTGGCTCTTTCCACCACGCGTAAAAATGCAGTCGATAGTCGCGGGCCGTAAGCTTTTTCGCGCCAGCGTGATTGCGCTCTGCAATACCCACCATCTCGTAAAATTCACCCTCTCGGCCTTCGGCAGTAGACTCAATAACAGTGATGCAATTCAGGGGCACGGCGGGGATAGAGCCAGTGATAACTTCCTGTGCTTTGTCTGGGTATTTAGCGCAAATTTTGCCGAACTCAGACACTAACAGGCGGTGAATCGTGCCAGATCGTAGGCTGGTGGCTACACGCACTGATGAGTTGTTGTGCGCAAAAAGCAGCTCGCTTTGGCTGTCAGTTTTGAGCGGCATGCGCTCTTTAAGCATCGGTGGCAGTCGGTCATACGCGAATTTTACTTTGTCTCGAAAGATAACGCCCACTTCATCCAAACCCTGCGCGATAATGCCGCAGCGCTGGTCTGCATTAAACAGCGCGTGGTCGAGCCACAGTATCGCAATGAGCGTAGTAAAACCAAGCTGGCGCGCTTTTAAGATGATGTTTCGGTGCCAGAGCGCGTCTACAAACTGTCGCTGCGCCGCATTCGGGACGAATGGCAACACCGTCTCAGTCTCGCCGTTGTCGCCTTTAATCATGATTTTGTACAGCGCGCCGCTAAAAATGCGCCAGCGCGGGTCTGATAGGCAGCGCGCCAGCTCTGCCGCATCATCAGGCAGCTTGGGGCTTAGTGCGATTAGCTGGCTAATATCGCTCATGGTTAGTTTTTTGGCTCAAAACTGCTGCGCCCAGTAGCGATGGATTGAATCAGCGCAGTAAGTGGATCGGTTTTCTGCTCGTTGTCGCGCTCAAACAGCCCTAAATGCTTAAACAGTCGCTCAATCGCCACGTTTTTATCTGCAAACTTGTACTTTTTGACAAAAACAACCCCGCCTTCTCCGTCACCACTTTCTATGACATCCAGCGCAACAATCGCTGCTGCCGTGTCGTCGTCCAGCTCATGCGGCTTTTTGAGTGCGCCATCTTCCTTGAAAAGCTTACGCACGTCATACAAAGCAACGCGAGCGGCTTCTTTTAGCACTTTTTCTGCGCTCACATCGACAGCCTTCGCGTGCGCTTCTGCGTGCTCAGCAATCAGCGCTTTGACTCGCGGGTCTTTTAGTAGTTTGTTACTCGTAGCATAAGCCGCCTTCGCGCTGTAGCCTGCGCGAATTGCGGCCTGTGTTGCATTTTTGTCTATTGTGTACTCGTGCGCAAAAGCCCGCGCTTTGTCAGAAAGCGGCTTGTTTTTCATTTTTTTGCGCGGGCTGATTGTTTTTTTTGGCTCTGCCAATTCTGTTTTTTTCATTTTTGCTCATTTCGGCTTTTATCAGCAAATGTCTACAGTCAAATCTTTCGGCTTGCAAACCCTATGCGGGCTTTAAAGAAAAGATTTGACTCATACAGCAAAATCCTCTTTTTCAACTTCTTTGCGCTCAAGCATTCTCACTCGCGCAGTCAGTTCAGCAGCGAGCAATCCAACCTGATCAGCCAAGTTTATCTGAGACGCCTGTATTGCACGCGCACCAAGCATTGTAGCTATGACGCGGGCTTCGCGGGGCGTGAGCTTTATCACGTCATCACCCACGTCCAAGATTACTGTCCCGTCAGGAAGCTCCGTGTGACTGATTGTGCGGGCGGGCGGGTGCTGCACGATGGGCACATAAACGCCGCGCTGTACCCGCATTATTGCTCCGTCATTCGCCAGCGTTTTTAGTCTGTCGTCTATGACAGATAGAGGAAGATCGAGCTGATCGCTCAAGGTCTCTCGCGTCACTATCTGCTCTAAGCTATGCAGTTCTGTTATGGCGTCATAAACCGCTTCTTTCGTCGTCTTTTTACTCATCCTCGCCCCCACTGGCTTTGCCAGTTTTTGTTGTTCTTGAGTGCTGTAGCGCCAGCATAGCGGCATCGCGCATATCCGCGTTGCTGCGCTTTTGCCATCCTGTGATTTGGTTAAAAAAAGCGGCATCTGCTTTGGCGCGGCTTTTGACTGCGCCCGTGAGCGGCTTCATCTGCACGACTGTGCAACCCATGTGCTCTAGGCACTCCACTAACACTCGCGCTACGCCTTTCACCTGCCCCACGTTCTGGGCAATTCGAGCGTGCTGGCGGGCGTTTGTTCGGGCACGGTGGTATGTCGTCTTGTCGTGCTCTACGTCTTCGACCACAAAGACCGTGCCGCTTTGCTCTGTGCGCGCCAGCTCTAAAAGCTCAGGGAAAGGCAGGGCGGATAGCTCTAAAAGTTTACCGCTCACTACCAGCGCCACGCCGCTTTTGCTCAGGTCGGGGTCAATGCCGATTACTCGCTCCATGACTGGCTCCTTGGCTAAAACGGAATTTCTTCGCTAAAGGTGTTATCGAATTGATTGGTGGGCTGCGCAGGCTGTTGCTGCCAATACGGCTGGCCAGCTTGGCCGTTTTGCGCGGCCTGTTGCGCTGGGTTGTGCTGGTTTTGTGTGTGGTAGTGATTTTGTGGGAGCGGCTGGTATTGCTGCTGGGGCTGCGCGGGTTGTTGCTGCGCGTACATGGGATGGGGCTGAGCTTGATAGGCTTGCGGATGCTGCGCTGGCTGCGCGTATTGCTGTTGTTGCGGGGCTTGTTGTGTTTGCGGCTTGCTGTCCAGCATAACCATATCATTTACAACAATTTCAGTGGTGTAGCGTTTTACGCCGTCCTTTTCCCATTCACGGGTTTTTAATTTACCTTCAAAATAGGCTTTACTGCCTTTTTTCAAATACTGCTGCGCAATTTCCGCTAGCTTGCCGTACACAGTCAGGCGATGCCATTCGGTTTGCTCGACCTTTTGGCCCGTTTGCTTGTCGTTATAGCTTTCATCCGTAGCCAGATTGATATTCGCCACGGCGTTGCCATTGGGCATAAAGCGCACTTCAGGGTCGCGCCCTAATGTGCCAATGAGGGTAACTTTATTGATGCTTCTGCTCATGCGAATGACTCACTATTTTATAATGATTTTTGCCATTCTGTAGCAGTGTGGGCGGCCATTCTTTAGCCTTTTTTGACGCCGAAATTATACCACGAAGCTAGCCAAAACCTAGGCCGTGCGCGGCTTTAATTTGTTCTGCGCTGGCGCTCCATTGCACGCCAAAATCAATACCGCGCGCGTATAAAAACTCAATAAATTCTTGGCCTTCTTTTTTGCGAAAAAGCGTAGTGCTGGGGCGTATATAAATACGCTCACCGTCCTGCGCTACCACATAATAACCGCGATTTTTTAATGGCTCGCCCATTGCGGCTTTTTCTTTCTCAAACTCGTATACCAGTATGGCCTTCCAGCCCTCGGGGTCGGTTTTGATTTGGCTGTGCCTGCTGGCGTGGGCGCATATTTCTTGTATCAGCGCGTGGTAGTGCTTTTCTTGTTCGCGCGTCTTGCTAGGGCGGCGCACTTCGACTGTAACCGCACCACCTGCCAGCGCCTCTTTCACCCACTGCCAGAACGTGCTGGCAGCGGCTTTGGCGTTTTGGGGTGTGATGGTTATTTCTTTAGCCATGCTCACCCCAAGCGCTCATTAAGCAGACAGAGGCGGTCATGCCGCCCTGCCCTTATGCTTTTCCCACAGCGGTTGTAACTTGGCTAAGCCCTTGCCTGTTATGAGCGAGGTGACGGATTGCTTTAGGCCGTGGTCTGGGTGTTGCCAGTTGCCTAGCTTCACGTCTAATAAGCCTGCCTCGATTTTTTCTTGGTACGGCTCGTTGTAACGGGTGATCCATCCAATTTCACGCAAGAAAGCAAAAAGCCGCTGCTGGCCTGTGCCCAGTATCTTGGCCGCCTGCGCCACGCTTATGGCATCGGGGGCAATTTCCACTTGCTTGGCAAAGGCTACGCGCGGGGCTTCGGTTTCGATTTGCTGTTCTAGCTTGTGCTTTTCCTGCTCTAGCCGTAAGCGTTCTTCTTCGGTTTGCATCGCTAGCTTGAGAATATCCATGCGCGATAAGCTGGCGGGGTCAAAAGCCTGTTCCTTGGCTTCCAGCTCTTGCCAGCGTTTTACCACTTTCATACGCGCTACGGCGTCATAGCCAAGTAGCAGCGTTAGGGTAGTGTCTTTGTCTAGCGCAAATTCTTCATAAGTTTGGCCGTTTTGGGGGTGTCCCCACATTTGGGGATACCCCACAAACATACTCCCTAGCTGCTCTTTCAGCTTGCGAATGTCGCGCATAACGTGGTCGTGTCGTTTATCGGTCAACTCCGCAATTTCGCGGCTGGTCATGGTCTGCACGTTTGGGGTGATGGTTAATTGGTTCATGGTTACACCTCCATTAACGCTTTGGCATTGGTTTCGATATAATCCAGCTTGTCGCTGAGCATCCAGCAGGTATCCGCCAGAATTTTGGTGTTCAATGTGGTGGGGTCGATTTCGCCCAGCATGATGATTTGCAACACGGCCTTAGCTTGCGCTATGTCGCGAGTGAGGGTGTCGAACAGGTCGAATTTGTCTTGGGTTGGGATTTGAGCGGGCGCAGGGGCGCGAAGGGATGTAGTCATAGCTATAAGCCTCGAGTATGAATTGTTTAAATCCATCCCCCTAAGACCAATTAGGGTGGACGGAACTGTGCAGGTTGGTCTACCGAATACACGAATCGGCGCGCTCGAAAGCGCCCTACACAGCCCGCCCATAACTTGGCTTGCTATGTTGCGGACACAAAAAACCGCTCTGTGGCGGTGTCCGCCGTGTAAATCAGGAGACCAATCCTGACTGCCGATTTTGCGGCAGCGGGTGGAGTATTACCCAAAGCGGTGGCGGTTGTCAAACTCATACCGCCAGCCTCTCGCACATGCCCATAATCTGTGCGCTGTGCGGTGTCATGTCGCGCGCTGGGATGTAGCGCCCTTGGCTGTCGGTCTTGATTAACCCTTGGTTGCGTAGTGATACCAGCGCGGCGCGCACGTCCGCCTCGTCCGCGTATAAAATCTCGGCCAGCTCGCGCGCATTGAGCGGCAGCTCGGTGATGGCTTTGTGGATTTGGCTTGCTAACTTGCTCATTTTTTATTCCTTTTCGTTATGGGGTTTTATGCCTGCGCCGCCCTGTGGACTAGCTCTAAAACTGGGTTTTTCTGTGTGTGTTTATCGCCCTGCTCGATGCGGGCAATGTCGGCTTGGCTGAGCATGTCCGATAGCCTAAGCGACTGAGTTGGCTTAGACCCGCCTCGCTGATAAACCTGCAAGCAGCGCTGCGGGTCGCCGATTAAGCGCGGCTCGGTTTGTTTTTTGTGCCCTGCTCGCTCGTTTTCAGCATCAGCCAAGCCGATAAACAAGCGCGGGTGGCGGCGCGGTGGGTTGTTTAAATACCCTCGGTAGCGGGTGCAAAATTCGTTTTGCTTGAACGGCACCTCACTATCCATAATACGGTTTAGCTCCAGCCAGCCGCCCATGTCTTCGACCGTGGCCATGATGAGCGGGCAATCAAACACGATGCTCTCGTAACAGCCTACACGCTCGATGGCGGTTAAAACTTTCGTCCACGCCTGTTGGGCTAGGCTGCCTGTGTCACCGACCAAGTGGCGCACGATGTCGGCGGGCTTGGGCGCAAAACGTCCGCCGTCTGGGTTCATGGCGTGGGCTTGCAACGCTCTGGCAATGTCTTGAATTTCGTAGCCTGCCAAGGCGTTGAAAATAAAATCCAGCCCTTGGTCTGTGGGCACGAAATTACGGCCGTAGGGTTCGCAAGCCCTCGTCCACAGACTGTAAAAACTCAATCGTTCTTCGTTTCGCATGGTTAGTTTTCCTGGTTGGGCAAGTAGGGTTGGAATTGAAAATCAGCCTCTGGCGCTACCGTGGCGCGCTCGGTTATGTCTTTTTCGGTGCTTGGTATGCCCCATGTCGATTGGCCAGCCGCCGCCTGGGCATTGTGCTGGGCAGCAAGGCGAGCAAGGCGCTGGTCTTGGCTTTCGCCGTGGCTGGTGGCTCTGGCTGAGGCCAAAGCGGCGTTAACCGTGTTTTGCGCTTGGCGGTCTAGGTACCACTGCGACTTGAACCCAGCCCAGCCAGCGATACAGGCGAATTCCACGGCTTCGGCGACGGTAATTCCCGCCCTAGCCGCTTCAAGCTCAAGGTTTTTCAGCGCCGTGGCAGTCAGCGGGAGTTTTTTGGCTTGGCGCACCGCCAGCCAGTCGGCGGCCACCTGAGCATCTACGCCGTAGGTTTTTGTTAGGTCATCAGCGCCGAATGTGGTTTTTTGTTTTTTAGGTTTTTCAGTGGTCGGTTTTTCCGCTGGCTCGGTTTTTTGGTTTTCAACAAAATCAGTTTCGGAATTTTGCGAAACAAGCACAGGCGAAAATTCGCGCAGCGGATTTTGCGTGTTTGTATTTTGATTATTGGTAATCTGATAATTGGTATTTTGATTATTGGTTATATGATTGGGGGGATTTTTTTCCCTACCCTCGGGGATTTTTTTCCCTACCTCTGTGGATTTTTTTCCCGCCTCTTGTGGATTTTTTTCCCTACTGTCGGGATTTTT